CGGCGATACGGCGTGTACTCGGCTGACCTTATCGTTGCCTTTCGACGGCGTGAAATTCACCACCGGAATCCCTGTCTGGCGCATCTCCTGCGTCAACGGTAAACCGCTGGCCTTGGCCTCCACGATCACCGTATCAGGCTCCCAATAATTATATTGCTCGAGCGCAATCTCTTTTAGCTCAGGAAAGTCCCAGCGCCCCTTTTTGCTATCCAATAAAATCAAGTTTGGACCTTCGCCCTCCACCGGGTAAAAAACACCCCAGGTGGTAATCGCACTAAAGTCCGAAGTCTCGCGGCGACTGAATGCGGTATCGTAAGACTGGATAACAAACTGTAACTGCGGCACATTATCCTGCTCCCACTTGTGCCACCACTCCCGAGGGATAATTGCGTTTTCTTCGCCCGTGGGATTCTGCTGATACTGCGCGTTCCATTTACTCGGCGGAATAGAAGCGCGGACGGCGGTCAAATCCTCCAGACTCCAAAACTGCGGCCAACAAGGCTGACCATCGTCAAAAATTGCCGGTAACTCCACAATCTCCCACTGGTCCGCTAACGGATCTTTTGCCATCGCACGAATTAGCTGCCCGGTCATATCCTTCTCCGACCAACGCGTTTGCACCAAGACAATCGAACCACCTGGCTGGAGACGTTGTCGGGGGCCCCCAGTGTACCAATCCCAGGCATCATCAAAACCGCTGTTGGACATCGCTGTTTGCTCCGAATGAGGATCATCAATAATCACCAAGTCACCACCACGGCCCGCGAGGTTTGAACCGACGCCCACGGCGTAATACATCCCACCCGAACTCGTGTCCCAACGACCAGAGGCTTTACTGTCCGCTGCTAATTTGACCTCGGGAAAGATTTCTTTGTATTCCTCATTGTCAATCAGGTTCTTAGTCTTACGACCAAAGTTAACCGCAAGCTCGGTCGTATGCGTTGCCTGAATGATCTTCATGCGCGGATTACGGCCCATCATCCAAGCAGGAAAAAGAAAAGACGCAAACTCACTTTTCGTGTGCCGTGGAGCCATGTTGATGATCAAACGCTTTAATTCGCCCTTGGCTACCCGTTCGAGTTTCTCGGCAATAATTTTATGGTGTCGCCCTGTAATGAACTCGGGCCATAGCCTACGGACAAAAGTTAAAAAATTATTTTGACAAGCTTCATTGCGCTCCAACTGCGCTAAACGGAGTTGTAATTTTAGCTCTTGCTCCTCTAACGATGACTGATTCATCCGGGGGACCCTACGCGAATATATGCGAATTTAAGCATATTTATAAGATAGTGAACAGGATATCAAATTACTGGTAAATATTTGCGCGAAACATAGACCTTTACCTCTACCACAACAACCTTAACCTTTACGCTTTGAAAATTTTTTTCTGGTGCCTGAGCCGCGTTATCTGACCCGATATTCTGGGGCCCCTAAGCGAGGGACCCGGACCGGCGACCGGGGTCCGCGAGTTGATATCAATTTGTCCCGGCGACTGGGGACCGGGCGCCAATAACCGGGGACCATGAACCGGGGACCGGGGACCATGAACCGGGGACCGGGGACCATGACCCGCGCAGCAAGGGCCCAGTTCCGGCGGCGTTTAACACGGCCAATCATGCCCGGTACGTTTCCCGCCGTGCCTGGCACGGGGACCGGGCCTTGATTAACTGTAATAATCGAGCCAAAAAAAAGGGCCATTTTCAGCCCTTTTCTTCGTTCTGGTAGCGAGTAAATCGCAAAAATGGGGGGTTTAATGCTCGAAAAAATCAGGATTAAGTCGAACTAAATAGTCGCGCTTACCGGGCAGAGCCTTTAGAACTAACGCATCCGCAAGCTTAACGGTATAGGCTCCCAGTTCTTTTTTTACCTGGCATCCATCGCGGCGGAGTTGTGTAAGGAATTTTTGAAACTCTCGCTTAGCCATAATGCGAGTGGACAAAAAACCGGATAATTCGGCTCGGCGGTTTTGAACGGGGAAAGGGATAACGTTATTCATTCGCGGCGCCCTCCATTATTTTTTGCCATCTGTGAGAGACTAATGAAAACATAGCATCGCAATGCTTTTGCGTTACTTCTTCCCGTAACGCTTGTGAAGAATGGCCGGCCTCAAGATCTGGCAACAGGTTGCTTTGCTTATCCTCTTTTATCGCAAAATGTTCCAATGACATGATGAACCAAGTACCTAGAAGCTGCTCGAGTATTTCGCGGTCTTCGTCGGAAGACGTGCAAACGACGTCATGAAAGCGTTCCATTGCGCACTTGATGTCAAAATGATTATTTTTGAGTTTAATGCTTTTTAGATATTCTTGATAATTGCTCATTTTTGTTAACCTCGTTTAATGTGTGAAAAGTGTTTTTTGATTCGCTCATCTAACAATTCTATAAACCAATCCGACTCGGTGATTACGTCAATCTCATGTTCGATGATCTCTTGTAAAATATCGCCCAATTGTTTTGATTTAACTTCGTTTGTCATGCTGACCTTTTGAACCTCGTTTAGTGTGTGAAGTAAGATTATACGCGATTAATACAAGTTTTTCTAGCCTTTAATATTCGCTTGCACGTTTCGAGGCGCTCTTTTTCTTCGGTATTATTAAGCCAAGGGTGCAAGCTTAGGGCCTTAACAATCGCGGTCAGTTCCCACGTCGGTTTATTCTCATATGTCATCATGCAGCCCTCGCCAAAATTTTTGTCGGGTCAATAATGAAATCGGAATTGTCCACCACGTCATCATTAGCCATACTTCTTTTATATTTCAGGGCGACTATCTTATTTTTTGCGGTAAGGTTTAGTAAGTCGCTAGCGTCACCATTTACGAACGGTCGGCCGAGAAAACGAAAATTAGGATCAGTGGGCATGGTCTTGAATACCACCGCTATCGGCACATCAGTTTGTAACGCTTTTTTGACGCTGTGCTGATACTCTTTTTTGGCGCTGTAAGAAAACATTAACTGGTAATTTTCCGGCGTACGGCCGGGCGCCAATCTGTGAGCGGTCTTCGAATAATCATAAAAAAATATGTTGGGGAATTCTTGGGGGATTTCGTGGCGTTCCCATGCGATATCGCTTAGTACATTAAGCCTCGCGACTGGTTTTAAATTATCACGTGCGCATACCTTAACAAATAACGTCAATTCTTTGCGGAGTTGGTCCAGGAATAACTCTGGGGCCTCGTGATAGTAATCTGCTTTTGCTTGGCGAGCTTTTGAAACGTTGTCAAATCGACCGCGACCGCTAGATTTTAAGCAAACATCAAAACAACCCGCCGCACTCGAGTGCGGGCATAATATAGAATCGGGCATGAGTGAGAGACTCGCCATTCGAACGGCGTCGCCTTGTTTCTGCGTTTTGCGAATCTTGGTATTACTGGCGCCGGTGTCCAAAAGTTTTTTTGGATATCGCATTTTTTAAACTCCGTTTTTTTAGTGTGTATATGGGAGTTTATGCGATTTATGCAACATACGCAAGCATAAAAAAGGGCCCTATTTTGAGCCCGGTTAAAAGGTTTTTTTATCGCCGCCGGCGTTGTTTTCGTCGTCGGTTTTTTTGGACAGTGTCTTTTCCGTATATCAATTGAATGAGGAACTCGAGTAAAAACATTATTCGAACTCCTCCTCTAGCTTAACGGCTTGCTGATTTTCGTCGAATTTAAATCTCGGCCCCATCTCGCCGCTGCCCAGGAGTGCCGTATTCGTCACGTCTCGATGAAAAATGACGGTTCGTAAATCAATCTTGCATCTTTCCGCAAAGCGGCGGAGGCTTTCAGCTTTCCAATGCCCGTGCAGAATTGAACACTTAAACTCATCGCCTTTGTAACCGCCGATAACGGTTTGTTTCAATAAGCTCATCTGTCCTCCCATCTGGGCATTTCTTCTGGGATACCGAAGTAGAAAACATCGCTACTAATGGTAGGTGAAAATCCCGATTCTTTTTTGATTCTTTCTGCCAGTCGCAAATGCAGATTAAATTCATCGGCGGCTTGATTGTAAGTTGCTTCACCGTCTCGCCAAATAACTTCATCGCTCATCCAACTGTCCAGTATCTTGTAATAAGAGTCAGCTTCCGCTTGAGTTTTAGGGGTCTTATAAGTAAACATTTTAACAGCTATTTCTTTCATACAACCTCCCCAAGCCACTCATCAAACGATTTAAGAGGCTCGCCCGTCGTAACGTCCAGGCCATTACCCGCGTCTGCGCAAAACAGATAAATTTGATACTCTGCATCAAGACTCGAACGTAATTTTGTGGGGGAGTCAAACGCTGCCTCCTCCCTTTCATAGTTCCCGTTTTTCATTTCATATCTCCACTTTTGGTTAAGATATGCGAGTTTAGCAAGCCTTTAATCCAAAAGCAAGTCGAGAACAGTCTCCCAGGTAAACGGAGCTTCGCATGTAAAAACAGGATCTACTTTGGTCAACCCGTCCATCTTTAGATTGACAGCGTCCGAACCGGCAAAAAGGTAAAGCTTTGGTTTTTCCATTTTTGAGGTTTCTTGACGCACTAGAATCCAAACACTACCGTGCGCATGTTTGGTCAGCCAACTGACCTGGTGGGGTCGCAAATCAACGGCGTTGCTACCGGTGGCCTTGAGTTCTACAAAAATAAAATCCCCTTTTTCATTTTGCAAAACAACGTCGGGAACCCCAGGCATTGCCCAGGTTTCAAGTCGGGTCCAATTGATCCGTTTGTTTTTCGCTTGATTGCTCAGGGCCGTCCGGAATTGCTTCCAAAATCCTGCCTCTCGCTTTAGCGCGGTTCGAGGCATTGTGCGATCCTTCGGCATGGACTTCGTCAATGGTAATCGGGGCATAACTTTCCTTAATTTCTTTCAAAGCTCGCATCACGTCTTCTTTACTCATCGAATCGATGCTACCGTGCCGCACTTCGGATTTATTAACATAGATGTTTCCCTCAGCCTGACCGCGACGGTATTCGGCCATCACGGCAGCACTCCAGGCACCGGCTTCGATGGCGCCATTGCGAATCATCTGAAGATCTTTCAAATGCCTTTTGTAATCCACCCCGTATTTTTCATCCAATTCAGCGCGATATTCTCTGATCCTGGCACAAATATTGGGGTATAGGTTAGGGTTCGTCATTTCATAAGCTCTGGTATGGGCAGACCGGGCGCTAAAGCCTGCGTTAATCGCAGCCTCCCGCATAGTTATTTGACCATCCTTGCTAACTAATTCTTTAACGAACAGATCTTGCCTTCTCGTAAGGGGAGATTTTGGTGTAAGTCGTGGTCTACCCCGTTTTTTAGGGACCGCAGTTAAGTGTTTTTTCATAAACCCGTTATTTTCAGACAGTTAGCTTAAAATACCCAATCTATTATATATATGTCCAGAATTATTTTTTTATAAAAAAAATTCTCAAACCCCCTTAACGCACTTTTGACAAATAAGGTTACACAAACTCTGGTTACGTTACTTTTTTGTTCATTAGTTTATGTTTCTTGTAAACCCTTATATATAAAGGGCTTTTGTCCAAAAGTTACACCGTTACACCGGTTACGGCTATTTTCATAAAAATTATTTTTTTTATTTTCGTAGCTATATAACAGAGAGTAACCCTTTCGTTCCACGTGAAACGACAAAAATGAGGTCTCGCAACCTCCCGGAGCCAGCTTTAGTTTTTTATTTACGAGGGTTTGTCTAAAAGCGCTCTAAAAAACGTTCACCCTCACGTGTCCCGTGAACCCCGCCTCGCGCAGCCACCGGACGGGGACGGTGAACCAAGGTTGTTGGGAGAACCTTGCTGCTTTTCGTTGCGCTCACGTTGCCACTGAGCAATGACTTTATCTAACTCTGAAAGATCTAATTTTGGTTCAGGCGTCCGTGTCATTTTTTTCCATTTGCCACCGCAGATGTTTGGCTGTAGTGGATTCGGGCAACACTTTATGAAATTCGATAGCAAAACTAATCCAAATTTTACCAAACGGATCGTTGCTCTGCTCCTGCTGCCACTCGGTCGGGCACGTTTTCATCCATTCCCAAAACTCTGGCCGTGTAACCATCTTACGTCTCCTTTTCTGCCATCGCATCAATTTCTTCTTCTGACGCTTTTACTAAAAACGCCGGAGTACCCTCGCCTACCCATGCATCGATAATGTTATTTTCGTAATACTCCACAGCCTCTTCGTAATCTAAACCGTCGTCCATAAGGATCTTAATAACGGTGTCCTGGTCGTACAACACTGTGTCGGCCTGACCTTTCCTGCGGCAAACACCCAATATTGCGTCTTCAAAACCATCCGCTTTCATCATTTTTGTCACCTGCTCCTTTTGTTATGTGGCAATCAAACACATTGAGCATTGATGTACCCGGCCTACTTAACGGGGACGGCTCTGCCAGCATGTGTTTTTGAGACGTTGCCACTCGCCTACTGCTCGAGCCGTCTATACATTCTTGCCGCACACTTTTATCGCTAAACATTCCGCCCGAAACGTTTTGCCGTCATACCGGGTTGCGATAATAGTGTTGAGTTCCAGGGCTGCTGCCTTGCATTCCGCCATATCCGGAAAAGCGTTCCACAAAAAGACGTGCGCAACGCCAAAAATATACAAATTGTAGATCATTCGCTAAAACTTTGGCGGGCTCCGCCGTCATAGTAGTGCGCGTGACCCTCCTGGACCAATTGTTCGTTGATATTTAGATCACCATCAAACAACGTGCCCAACCATCGTCCGAATTTGCCTTTGCCGTTCAGACAAACGGTAATTTGTCCCTGGGCCAGTTCCGTGAGCCGTGCTTTTGCCTCCAAGCCTTTTGCTTTTTCGGCCTGATCCCTGGTGCGCGACTCCCAGGCATTGATCCCTTCCATACGCACCCTGATTTCCGCCAGGAGGTCCAGATCCGTGGGCAGCACTTTGATGCGTACATCAATCGTATCGCCGTCTACGACTTTCACAACGTCGGTAACGGGAAAACATTCCGCCTGCGTGAGAGCAGGCAATAATAAACCCAACAATAAAAATTTTTTCATGCCTCTCCCCTCACTAGGTGTAAACGAAAGTTTCGACGGTAAATGCGCAAGCGTTCCCGCCACAATGCTTCGCGTTGAGTGTTGTCCAGACTCAAAGTGCAAACAAAAGGTGGTTTTATTCTTAACATTTTATTTCCTCCATAAAAAAACCCCAAGCGAAGGTCGTCCGCTTAGGGTTTCACACACTAGAGACCGACTTGCCAACAAGCCGTCGCCTGTTGATCCTAGTGGTCAGTCCACGAAGTACGCAAACCTTAGCAAGCGTATGCGTCATTGTCAAGCTGTCGCCTCGTTTTTTAAATTCT